GCGCTTGGTGGCGTAGAAGTGGACGAACGGCTTGTTCGAATACGGATCGCGCAGGATCTGCGTCTCGGCCCGCTCGGCGATCAAATACCCCGCCTTGAAGTTGCCGAACGCGATCGGCAGGCTGTTCGCGGCGATGTCGGGCATGTCCTCCGCCTCGACCACCGGATAGCCCAGCAGCGTGTTCGCCTGCCCCTGCGCCAGCCCCGGCGTCCACAGGAACGCGCCCTCCGCCGTCTTGAACTTGCGGATGCGCGCCGCCGTCTGCGCATTCATCACCCAGCACGCGCCCTGCCGATAACTGCCGCGCAGGGCATGGACCAGGTCGATCAGCCGGTTCTCCGGCTCGCTCCCGAAATCCGCCGCAGCGCCCGACGGCAAATGCTGCAGCGTCCCGAACGGCCGCACCGCATCGCCGGCCGCGGTGGTGGGATAGGTCAGGAACCCGCGCGGCCGCCCGACGCCACCGCCATTGACGAACGCCTGCCCCTCGGCCCGCGCGAACTCGCCCGCGATCTCGCCGGCCAGCCACGCCTCGACGTCGAACGCGGCATCGTCCAGCATCGCCTGGCTCGCCGCCGGATTGGCGTACAGCTCGCCCATCGGCGGGGCGATTTCGTTGAAGGTCGGCGTCGCCGTCTCCGGCCGCGCGCCCACCTCGCTCGCCCAGCCCGAAGGCGTGGCACCACTGGTCACCAGCTTGCGATACCCCGCCGACCCCACGCTCACCACGTTGGCGATCGCGCGGATCGGGCTGGCATTCTTCAGCACCCCGCCGATCATCGCATCGATCTCGCGCGGCACGGCATAGCCGCCGCCCGCATCGCTGGTCCCCGCCACCGCCTTCGTCTCGACCGTCATGCCGCTGCGCACGAACGCGCCGAAGCCGCTCGCCTGCCCGCCCGCACTCAGCATCGGCCGGCTCGCACCCGCCGCCACACCCGAAAAGCTCCCCGCCAGCGTCTCGATCGTCATACTCGTCGTCCCCATGAAAAAAGGGGCGCCGCAGCCTCGCGACACCCCCGTTGGAAAAGTTGCCGGATCGAGCGGTTCGTCACCCGTCCTCGACCGCATGGATGCGCGCCAGCACCTGCATCGGCTGCGCCACCACGCTCACCTCGATCAGCTCGGCGGCGGCGATCGTCCGCCACGCCCCCTGCCGCACAGACGTCGCCCGGTATCCGAACGACAGCCCGTCGATCGCCCCGGCGCGCACCAGCCGTGCCGCCTCTCCGCCGTCGATCCGCCCGATCACCCGCAGCCCGCGCGCATCCTCGCCCAGCCACTCGACCGTCCCGATCGGATCGCCCCGATGCTGCCACAACAGCGGCACCACCCCGCCCGCGACCAGCGCACCGGGCAGCACGACATCGCCACCCCGATCCGCCCGACCGAAGATCGCCGCATAGCCGGCGAACCTCACCGCGCCCATTCGGGCCACCCGGTCTTGACCGCGATCCCCACCAGCAGCAGCGCGAACGCCATCCGCATCACCCAGGCAAAGGCCGCGCGCACCGCCGATCGCTTGGCATCGCGCCACGCCTTCAACAGCTCGCGCAGCTCCTGCACATCGCCCGCCGCCGCCGCATCCGACAGCCCGATCCGCGCCATCGCCCGGCTCGCGCCCAGCTCGCCCGCCTCCTCCGCAATCGCGCGCAGCGTCTGCAGGTCGGCGCCATCGTCGGCCGCCTGCCCCATCAGCTGCGCCAGCAGCCCCGTGTCGCCCATGTCTTGTCTCCCGCCTGTCGCCGCGCTAGCCCCGCCAAGTGAGACCGCGCCTCCGCATCATCGCCGCCGCCTTCGCCGCGGCCCTGCTCGCCTTCACCTTCGCGCTGCCGTTCCTGAAGGGGAAACGCTGCCTCGACGCCGGCGGCAGCTTCGACCGCACGACGCTGGTCTGCACGCCTGCGCCTTGATTGGCGGACGGCTCCGGCCCGCTCCCCCACCCGGCCACCCACACGGTATCCTCGATGGGTGGCCGGGTGGGGGAGCGGGCCGGAGCCGTCCATCCGCGCGAGCGGATCAAACAACGCCCCTCACATCCCCACCAACGCCCGCTTCTCCTCGTCGCTCAGGAAATCCGCCCCCGCGACCCGCGTCCACAGCTGGTCGCGCTCGTCGCTCAAGGCCGGGATCGCCTCGACCTCGATCTCCAGCGCGCCGGTCCCCAGCCAGCCGTCGATCCCCTGCCCGATCGCGCCCAGCACCCGGCGCCCCAGTGGCACGACCGTCTGCCGCCACAGCGCGCGGTTCGCCTCGCGGTAATTGGCAAAGGTATTGTCGCCCGGCAGGCCCAGCAGCATCGGCGGCACCCCGAACGCCAGCGCGATCTCGCGCGCCGCCTGCGCCTTCAACCCCACGAAATCCATGTCCGCCGGGGTCAGGCTCATCGCCTGCCATTTGAGCCCGCCGTCCAGCAGCATCGGCCGCCCGGCATTGGCCGCCCCGGCAAAGGCATCGTCCATCTGCGCGCGCAGCCGGTCGAACTGTTCGCCCGACAACACGCCGCCATCGCCCGGATCATGGACCAAGGCTCCCGAAGGGCGCGCGGCATTGTCCAGCAGCGCCTTGTTCCACCGCGCCGCCTGGTTGTGGATCGCCACCGCGCCTGCCGCTACGCCCAGGCACCCGAGGCCATAATGATCGTCCAGCGGATGAAAGCCGCGCAGGTGGATCAGCCCCGGCCGCCCCCCCTCGCCCTCCGCCGCGATCCGCAGCACCCGTTCGCCGACGCGATACCGGTACGCAACCGGCCACCCGCCCGCATCCGCCTCGACGGTCACCCGTTCGGGCCTGAGCGCATACAGCTCGCCGATCCCGCCCGCGCCATCGTCGAGGATCTGGATATAGGCATTGCCGTGCAGCAACAGCTGCGCACCGAGGCTTTCCAGCAGGTCCTGCCCGGCGGACCGCGCCGCGACCAGTGCCACGGCCTGGGGATCGCCCTTCAGCGGCAACGACGCCAGGCACTCCGCCACCGTGCGGACCGCGCGCTGCGCGATCGGATTGCCCAGATACGCCTCGCGCAGCTGCGCCTCATACCCCTGCGCCCAATCCCCCGCCGCCGGCCCGCTGCCGTCGCGCCACAGGGTCGCGCCACCGCGCGCCAACACCGGACGCGCGCCATCGCGCCCGGACCTGCGTCCGAACCATTTCATGCATGTTCTCCTGTTATCGGGCCGTGCCCGGTTTCGTTGCGATGGCCCTGCCACAATGGTGGACGTACCCCCGCGAAGGCGGGGGGCCACGGTTCGCCCAAAGAATGCGGTTCCTTTGCAGAGCCGTACCCCCGCGAAGGCGGGGGGCCACGGTTCGCCCAAAGAATGCGGTTCCTTTGCAGAGCCGTACCCCCGCGAAGGCGGGGGTCCAGAGCCACGAACGCCACCGCCCGCGGCCCTGGGTCCCCGCCTCCGCGGGGATACGGTCAGAGGCGAGGCGAACCACCGCCCCACCACGTCACCCCGGACTTGATCCGGGGTCCCGCTTCTTCTTCGGTCGAAACGGCGCGCGCACGGCACGCCCTTCTCGACTACGGTTCCCGACAAGCTCGAAGCAAACGGGGAGGGAGAAGGCGAGAAGCGTCGGCCGAAAACCAACCGCCCCCAATCACAACACCCGAACCACCGCCTCCCCCCGCCCGCTCAACATCAACTCGAACATCGCCCACACCAGCGCATCGGCGCGATCCGGCGACCGTCCCGGCCCCTCATACCCCCCGCCGGTGACCAACCCGCACAGCTCGTCCTCCAGCGCGGGAAACGCCCCGACATGAAACGCCCGCGCACCGGTATAGAGCGCCGCCACCGGCTCCGCCCGCGCGACCTTGCCGCGCGACGCATGGACCAGCCGCACCGGCAACCCGGCATCCGCCGCGCGCAGCACGCTCGCCACCATCGCCCCGCCCTGGTTCGCTTCCGCCACCACCCGGTCGGCGCTGTGGCGCGCGGCACATGCCGCGACCGCCGCCGCCCAGCCCTCGGGCGACAGGCCGGAAACGCTCGCATCCTCCAGCACATAGGCGAACCCGTCCGCCCCCTTGCCGACCGCGACGATGCCGCACGCATCGCCGCCGATCCCGGCGGGCGGATCGACCCCGACCACCACCCGCACCAGCGCCGGCGCGCGGACCACCCGCCGCGCCTCGATCACCGCCCGCTCCCACAGCGCGCCCGCGACATCCTCGATCAGCTCGCCGTCCAGCTCCTGCCGGCCCAGCCGCGTGCCGGCATAGGCCCCCTCGATCTGCGCGAAATAGCTCTCCGACAGGTGCCGGTTGTCGCGCGACCGCCCGCCGCTGATCCGCACCCCATCCATCGCCCGGATGCGCCGCAGCAGCGGGATGACGCGCGGCGTGGTCGTGACCAACGTCTGCGGCCGCTCGCCCATCCGCATCCCCATCATCAGGTTGTCCCACGTCGCATCGGCATTGCGCCATTTGGCCAGCTCGTCGCACCACGCGACATGATGCTCCGGCCCGCGCAAGCCCTCAGGGCTTTCGGCGGCATAGACATGCGCCTCGGCCCCTGATCCGAACTCGACGACGCCGCGCGACGGACGCCACACGACCGACCCGTAATGCCGCCCGATCGCCAGCAGGCCGGCGGGGCCGCGCACCATCACGCTCTCGACATCGCGCCGCGTCGCCCCGACCAGCGCGATGCGCAGGTCGCGCCGTTCCGCCGCCTGCGCGCACACCCATTCCGATCCGGCGCGGGTCTTGCCGAACCCGCGCCCCGCCTGGATCAGCCACACCGTCCAATCCTGATCGGCGATCGTCTGCCCATCGTGCGCCCACAGCTTGAACCGGGTGGTCAATTCACGGCGGCGGCCTGCACTGATCGATCGCAGAAAGCGTTCCATCTTCGCAGGATCGAGATCGGCCAATGCCGCGATCAACGGGTCGGCCCCGCTCATGCCTGTTGCCCCTGTCGCTTTTTGAGCGCCGTCAAACGCTTGATGAGTTCAGCGTCGGTCTCAGCCTGCGTCGCTCGGTGGCGCGATTCTCGCACTGCCGAACCGGATGCGCGCAAAACGTGCTGGTGTCGGTCGAGGATCTTGATCGCCTGTTCGATGCTGACTGGCCCGGCCACCACCTTGTCTGGATCTCCAATCGCCACGCCATCCATCGCCGAAATCGCCTTGCGCAACAGCTCCGCTTCCAACCGGTCGTAACCGGCAAGCAGCGCCATCCGCCATTGTTCAGCAAATTCGGAGTCACGACGACGCAAGGCGTACAGGCCGCACTGCGACATCCCGACCTCTTCGGCCGCCGCCCGCACGTTGCAGGTCGCCGCGACATGATCGAGAAACCGTTCGCGACGTGCCTTCGTCCACCCCTTGGTAAACCGCTGTTTCTGTAGTGGCCGGTTCGTCGCGGCAATCACGATACTTTCCATGTCCCCACCCCCCAGACGCACGTTGGGGCCGACGACGTTTCCGCCCGGCCCCGATCCCCACAATTCCCGATGTTCCTGTTTTGTGCCATAAGAGCGTCGCGCTGTCAACCGAAATGTTCCCATTTGGTTCGTTTCAGCGTGGCCATGGCGGATCGCCTCCCGCATCCCCACATAAGAGGCATCGTTGGCAAATGGTCCGTAGGCGCCAGCGACCGGGAGACGCACGCGCTTCCGCTTACGCTGTTGGGAGCGTCAAACCATGGACCTCAACGATCTTCTTCACCGCCATCAGGTTTCGCTGATGCGCGCCGCCCATGCCAAATCGGTCGAGGCCGCCCATTCGCATGGCGGCATGGCGCGCGGCTATGAACGCCAGATCGCGTCGCTGCGCGACCTGCTCGGCGCCTCGGGCCGGATGGTGGCGGCATGA